TTACAGTGAGCGTACCTATGAAACGTATCGAAAAACAGGCCTATTTTGTGATATAATATAAGTAACGTACACGCACGGTCAAAGCGGAATTTAGCAACTAATTTCGCAGGGTGGGAACCGTGGCAGGAACTTCTATCGGCACGGCATGGATTCAAATCAAGCCGTCGCTTAAAGGTATAACGAAAGACCTCAAACGAGAACTAGCTGGCGCAGAAACAGCGGCTACGAGTAGCAGTAACAAAATTACTGAGATTTTTAGTGGGCTTGGCAGTAACCTAAAAACTGTGTTTTCGGGTGTTGGCAAGGTTGCTATGGGAACTTTCGCCGCCGCAGGCACGGCCGCAACCGCAGCCTTCGCTGGGATTGGCAAGAGCGCACTCACGGCTTACGCCGATTGGGAACAGTTATACGGTGGTATCAAAACGCTATTTGGCGATGCACTAGACACGGTCGACGGTTACGCTCAAAAAGCGTATAAAACGGCTGGGCTCTCTGCGAATGAGTATATGGAAATGGCAACCGACTTCTCCGCCAGCCTCCTTCAAAGTTTAGGCAATGATACGGCTAAGGCGGCTGAATACGCTAACGATGCGATTATCGATATGTCAGACAATGCTAATAAAATGGGAACTAGTATAGAGAGCATACAAGATGCGTACAGAGGTTTCTCCAAGCAGAATTACACTATGCTTGATAACCTTAAACTCGGCTATGGTGGCACAAAGACGGAGATGGAGAAGTTGCTGGCTGACGCAGAGAAATTGTCTGGTACAAAGTTTAGTATTGACAGCTTTGCCGATATCACGAAAGCCATTCACGTCATTCAGGATTTTCGAAAAATCACTGGCTCTACGGTAGATGAAGCCGAAAGTACTATCTCCGGTAGTCTCAATATGGTCAAGGCTTCTTGGAAGAATTTACTCGCCTTTATGGGTGGCGGAACTACGATGGCGTGGAATGATATTTTTCCAGCCTTCGTGGATAGTGTTAAAACCGCAGCCAAAAACCTCGAGCCAGCCATTCATGACATCGTATTTAATATTGGAAACCTGTTCGGCGAACTTGCGCCAATCCTAGTTGGTGTGTTACCGGATTTAGTCAGCAGTATTATATCTATGCTAACTAGCATTATTCCTCCAGTGCTTGAGGTTTTGCCCGATATCATCGGAGCTCTCGTCGACGGAATTGTAGACTTCATTTCTAATGCCGATAATGTAACAACTATCATTGATGGGTTCGTAAAATTATTTGTTGCGGTAGCGGCTGGGGCGGGTCGTATCGTTACTGCCATTATTCCATTACTGCCAGAAATCGTTGGTCAAATTG